GGTCATCGCATCGAGTTGGATGACACCGTAGGTACTCCTAGAATCGAATACGCTCATATGAATGGCAGTGGCTTTTCGATTGAAAACGATAAGTCAAACTCCAGGATGTTGGTCAACTCATACGGCGACATGGTGGAACTAGTCGGCAGAGACTTCACCATGATCGTCAATGGTAACGGCGATATCCTCTACACTGGAAACTTGAATCTCACGGTAGAAGGTAACATGGATTTGAATGTCAAGAAAGATTTGACGTTTAGAGTCGGTGGAACTTATAGAGAATTCATTGAAGAGCGACAAATAACTCGTATTCAGGGAAAAAATCTCAGGAGTGGAGCACCAGCTAAAAGCGAGCATATTGGTGGAAGTTCCGAGCTTTTGGTTTTGGATAATTATCTCGTTGAGGTTTCAGATGATTATGAAATCATTGCCGGGTTCATTAGACAAGGAAGTGAAGGTGGAGTTGATATCGCAGCTGGTTCCTCTGGAGACTATAAGATCAACGCAAACAACGTTCAGATTGCCTCAAACGATTTGACGACCACAAGCAGCTCTATCAACATCGGTGCGGGTTCGGGACAGATTGGAGGCGATGCTGTAAAGGGATCGTTTGGAGAGTTCGGTCTCTTTAACTCTGCATTGGCTACTGCAAACAAACTCACGAACTCTGCTCAGGGACTTACTAAAAAGTTCAGACAGGCGTTTACTTCTACGACTCAAAAAGCCGCCAGCAAGATCGGAGAAAACAAGAGTGACTCCAAGACTCCAGATCAATTCAGCTCCGGCGGTGGAGGTGGATTCTAATGATTATTCCTAACGAAGATCTCAGTGTAGATCAAACTCGGTTGCTGTTGAGAGAAGAGACAAATCGTTACGATCCTTTCTTCTTAGGATATGCAATGGCCAAGAACTCTCTCAGTGCCAACTTCGCTCTTTCCACTCCTGTTGGTGTCAAGAGAATCGTGGGTAACAAAGACTCACGGGCAAGAGTCGGAAATGATGTGTTTGGTAAATCAGTACAACCCAAATTGAGATTCCTGTCTACCAACAAGAAGACTCGTGTTTTACCTGAAGCCAAATACAATCCAAGTCTAATGAGTGAATTCAGTCCAGGCACCAAACTGGGAAGAAACACCACACTGTCGCAGTTCTTGACACCCGGCAAGTTTAAACAATCCATGACTCTAGAAGATCAAAGAAGCGTTGTTCGAAACCTATCGATGCAGTCTTTCATGATTAACTCTTTTGCGTTCAATAGATCTTTTAAAAAACATTCTTTGGTGGCCAAGGAAGGATACTATAGTCCTCTGGAGAACGAGAATGTTACTGACATCAGAGATCTTCAAACAAAAGGAAGAGTCGCTGTCTATCAAGTATTTGATAAGAACGATGAAATAGATCACGCCAAAACATTCGATTTGGCGGTGTATTGGATGCAGACTCAGCTTTTCGACAAAATCATTTTACAATACGATACAGTGGATCCAAACATCAGGTACTCATCGGAAATCGCCGTCATCATGCCCGATATGACTTTTGATTATAAAAACACCTTTAGGAAAGAAATTGAAACTCAATTCAACTATAGAAGAGCACTTCAGAATGGATTTGCCGAACTGTTCGTATAAATAATTTTAAATTTTTGGAAAAAAATCAATGGCAGTAGTTAGAAGTTTTGCAGCAGAGGATAAGGATCTAGGCACGAGGAGCATCATTGCATCTCGTAGTCGGCTGTACAAAGACATTGACTTGACACTTGCCCTGAAGCCAGATGGTGACGTCTTCAAAAAGACCGATGCCGCTGCCGTCAAGCAAGCGATCAAGACGCTGATTCTGACGAACTTTGGTGAGAAACCATTTCAACCGTTTTTTGGCGGTAACATCAGAGCATTGTTGTTTGATTTGGCAAATGATCCGGCTTTGGAAGATGAGATCAAATACTCCATCGAGCTGGCTGTAAATAACTTTGAACCTAGAGCTGAAATCCTTTCAGTTCAAGTCAATCTTCAAGAAGATGTGAATGATTTACGAGTGACTATTGAATTTAAGATCTTGACGACTGAAGAGGTCGTAGTGTTCACAACTGATATATCAAGGATTAGATAGAAAACATGGCAACAACGATCACGTCTTCTCAGTTAGATTTTGCCGGCATCAAAGCGGGTTTGATCGATTACTTAAGAAAGCAAAGCGAGTTTACGGACTACGACTTTGAAGCCTCTGGCATGAGCGCACTGATGGATGTGTTGGCCTTCAACACTCACAGTAACGCTCTCATTGCAAACTACGCTCTGAACGAAAGCTTCTTAACGACTGCACAACTCAGAAGCTCCATGGTTAACCATGCTATTTCTTTTGCATATGTTCCAGGTTCGAGATCGGCATCTATCGCCACTATCAATCTTTCGGTCGATATGAGTTCTTTGGCGACAAGACCCGCAGAGATCACACTGCCAGCCGGTACGGTATTCACCGGTACGTTGGGAGATGAGACTTACAACTTCAGAACTCTGATTGAATACAAAGGCTACGATGCAGCGGGAACCGGCATCTACACTTTCCAAAACACATCAGGTGAACAAGCGGTGGTTGCGTATGAGGGAAATCTGACTACTAAGACTTTCAACGTTGACACTTCCGAAGGTAGACAAATCTATGTCATTCCAGATGTAAACCTGGATCTAGCTACACTATCTGTAAGCGTGTTTGATGACATCAACTCGACTAATTTCCAAACCTATACTTCGGTCAATCTTCTGTCAACCGGTATCACAGCTGACACCAGACTGTTCGTCCCTCTGGAAACATACAACGGCTACTACGAGATCAACTTTGGTGATGGTAGCGTGACTGGAGCGGCTCCTGAAGTAGGCAACGTTGTCAGAGCAACGTATCTGAGCACGAACGGTCCGAACGCCAACGGCATCAATAAGTTCACTGCTGCTTCTAGTTTTAAATACAATAACGTTTCTTACAACTATATCATCACTCCGATTGGAAAGACTGCGTTCGGTGCCGAGAAAGAGGGCGTCGAATCCATTAGAAGAAACGCTCCTCTGAGCTATCTCGCTCAGAACAGACTCGTGACTCCATTTGATTACATCGGTATCATCTCGAACGCTATCCCAGGGGTCAAGTCCGTTAACGCTTGGGGTGGTGAAGACAACGTTCCACAGAAGTACGGAAAGACGATCGTTTCCGTTGAGTTTACTTCGGACGTCTCGGCTGCTCTCAGATCAGTGACCGAGCAGCAGATCAAAGACTTACTGTTGAACAATCTTTCGATGATCTCCATCGACTCTGAGTTTGTCACTCCTGAAAAAGTCTATATTAATCTGCAGACGAACATTGATTACGATCCTTCCAGAACACAGTTAACACAAGCGGCCCTGGGAAGTTTGGTCGGTAACACTATTAGTTCTTACTTTGATACCAATCTAGGAAAGTTCAACGATATTTTCCGTAAGTCAACATTGACCGGTATCGTGAACAACATTGAGAACTCAATTCTTTCGACTAGTATCGAAGCGACTCTGGAGAACAGACTGACTCCTCTGTACAATACGACTACACAGAGATACTTGAAAGACGACTATGAAGTTAGTTTCTTGAATGTATTGGAGGAACCGGATGACGTAGTTCCGGTGATCACAAGTGATAAGTTCCGCCATCAACTTGGAGATGGAACCACTGTCATCGTGACCATTCAGAACAAGACTGGATCCACACATTCGACGAATCTACAACTCGTAGATCTCTCCGGTAACGTGGTCGTTTCTAGTGTCGGTGAATACGTTCCTTCAACCGGTAAAGTAAATCTCAGAGCCTTCCAGCCCCATTCCATTGTTTCCGGTGAGAGTTACATTGCTATCCAGGCTAGACCTCTAGAGGATACGGTTGTCAAGCCTTTGAGAAATCAGATCATCTCTCTGGGTAGAAACTTCGTGACAACTGAAGCTGATATTAACTTTGCAAACTCTGTAGTTGGTGTGACTAATTAATGACCGAACTTTTAAGAGATATTGATAGAAGACCTTTAAACTTCCACCGTGACTATATCGATACGGTAATACCCGAGCATTTTCAGCAAGAGTATCCTCAATTTGTTCGTCTCTTAGAAGAGTATTACGAGTTTCTCAGACACGAGTTTGAGCCCACAAAAGAACTCAAAGATCTATTCTATATCAGAGATTTTGAGTCAACTCCTGAACAATACTTACAAGAACTCTTGAACGAAGCTTTGGCTTCGGGTATCAGTAAAGACACTTTTCCGTATCCTAGATTGTCTCTTAAACTCTTGCCTTTGTTGAACAAATCCAAAGGTTCCATTGCATCCGTAGACGGTTTCTTTAGATTTTTGTTTGGTGCTGATGTTCAGCAGATTTATCCCAAGAATGATATGTTCGTTGTGGGCGAGAGTCAGATTGGTTACGACTCACAGAAGTTCATTCAGGATTCTTTTTACTATCAAATCTTTTCCATCCTCTTGAAAAGTGATGTTCCTCCTAGTAAGTGGTTGGATATCTACAAGAGATACCTGCATCCAGCCGGGTTTGCAATTTTCGCTGAGACATTCTTTGAAGCTGTCACTACAAACACTATTATCAATGAAATGCCTCTAGCGATTCTAGACTCAGCTGCGAACGAACTCATCTTCGTAAACAAGATTGAAAACTTTATTATCGGACCTGG